GAAGCAGCCATCAAACGTACAGAAGCCGCAGTGGCCAAAGAAACAGACGCTGAGATCTATCAACGACTAGGCGAGCGCTTTGAGATCCTGGATCAAATGACCAAAGCAGTCAAAGACGGACAGATCCGCGCTATGATCGTATCAGGTCCCCCAGGTGTTGGCAAATCCTTTGGCGTTGAGAAAGTACTGCTCAAGTCAGAACTGTTCAACATCCTAGCAGAGAAGAAACCCAAGTTTGAAGTGGTCAAGGGCGCTATGAGCTCCATTGGTCTCTATGCTAAACTCTACGAGTTCTCCGCAGAAGGTAACGTTGTGGTCTTCGACGACTGCGACTCAATCCTTATGGAAGACCTGAGCCTGAACATCCTCAAGGGTGCATTGGACAGCGGTAGTCGCAGGTTCATCAGCTGGAATACAGACAGTCGCATCTTGCGCAGTGAAGGCATACCAGATCGCTTTGAGTTCAAAGGTGCTGCTATCTTTATCACTAACATCAAGTTCGAACACGTACGATCAAAGAAACTACGCGATCACTTAGATGCATTAGAGTCACGCTGCCACTACATTGATCTCCAAATGGATACGAGCCGTGAGAAGATCCTACGTATCAAGCAGGTGGTCAAGCAAGGACAGATGCTGGAACGCTATGAGTTTGAGCCCTGTGTAGAGGACGAACTGATTGAGTTCGTAGAGAAGAACCAAGACCGGCTACGTGAGCTCAGCTTGCGTATGGTATTGAAGATCGCTGACCTGCGCAAAGGTTTCCCTAACAACTGGACGGCAATGGTGAAGACCACTTGTATGAAACGCTAATGAACGAAACACTACAACGAATTGCCATAACACTGACACTAGGGCTGGCCCTAGTGGCTATGGGACATACCGTAGACAGCTGGGAGTTCTGGACAGTCTTAGCCATGCTGTTGGTCAGTAACTATCTACACTACATAGACGGCGTAGAGTCTGGTGTAGCTACCGCTGTAGAGATGTGGGTGGACATGACTGAACAACAACGTACAGAGATGATCGAACTGGTAACCCGAGCAAGGGCGGAAGACTAATGACTGCTTGCACATACATAGGCACAGGCCCACGCTGTACTGCACACACACTAGAGTCTAAGAGCTACTGTGAGCAGCACTATGCGCTAGTGTACAAGGTAGGCAGCGGCAAAAAGCGTAAGAAGGATACTGCCCAGGCCGCTCGAGTCCGCCTAGTCCAACAACTGTTCTACGAAGCTATGGAGCAATTGGAAGCAGAAGGCTTTGATCTCTACGGTGAATTAGAATTGGCTCATCAGGACGATGTGTTCGATATTGAAGAGGGGTGACCAGGTGGGGGGGTGGGGGGTAGTGATCCTCCTACAGCCGCTTGCACAAGCTAGCAAGCAAGCCAAAAGTTTGATAAAACTCACTCTATAAAACCTGGAGTTAGAGTAGATCACCAGGGGCCGAGGCCTCCAAACCCTGTAATTTTTGCGCAGCAATTTTTACAGTTAGTATATAGGTCTCTGGGTTCAAAAAGTGGTTCAAGACTTAGATTTCAGAGATCAAAAAATTTGCGCAGCAATTTTTTAGGTCTATGTATAGACCTCTCGCTCGGGGATTATGAGTTCAATTGTGCTATCACTGTATCAAAATCTTCCTGTACCTCCCAATTGCCGTGTGGTGGGCAAAAGAGGATGGTCACTGATTCTATAGTTCCGTCTTCTCTAGTCACTATACCGTTATGTAAAGTAATCACTAGATCTCTATTAATGCCTAATTTTGTGCCCCTGTGCGCCGGGCTAGCGTTAGTTAAGTTTAAGTACATAGTATTAGTATACAGTGGGAATCACAGTAGGTCTAGTCATTTGGATTATATATATAGAATAAGAGTGTGATAAAAAATTTTAGCCGCTGTGCGCTTCGCGCAGACATCTGGCTCTCTTTCCCCCCAATATCTATGTATATAATTATAATAAGGGATAACTATGGATGTGCCCTACCACTGGAATCAAAATGCCCCTACACATTATAAAAGATCTAAAAGATCCACTTTGTTCACTAGTACGTGATGATCCTGTACGACCTGACATACCCTTAGAATTTCGAGTATCTGACAACACGGAAATATTCGTATTATTAGATGATTTAGAGCAATTGCCCACTGCTGCTGTTTGTTGTGCCTATAGAAGTCTAGTGCCCAGTAACGTAGTAGAGCTAGCTCAAGAGCCTAAATTACTTGCTCATGTAGCAGTATTCTACACCATATGGAGTTACAAGCCCGGAGCTGGTCGAAAGTTAATCATAGCAGCTCGCAATTGGATCATAGAGAACCGTAGTGAGATCAGTGAGTTTGTCACATTAAGTCCGCCCACTGATATGGCTCGAGTATTTCATTTACGCAATGGTGCTGAAATATTCAGAGTCAATCCTGACACTGTAAATTACTTATATCCCTAGTTCAAGCTAAGTTCTTGATCGTGTAAGCGGTCTATCAAAGTAACGATACCTTTAAGGGTATCATCGTTGCGTAGACTTTTATATGTAAGATTAGCCACACTAAACTCGCCATCTGGGGTATTCAAACCCATCTGTCTATACTTACGTAGCAGATCTAGGCTATTTCTAGCTGTGGTTAAATTGCCGGTTTGGGCAGCGTGTTGCAGGATTTTAGTCCAAACATTGGTCATATGTTCGATCTTTTCTTGGTCGTAGACCGGCATATCTTTGCTGGGTTCTTTAATCCATTTTTCTTTAAGCAAGCTATAGCTACTGCTCACAGCAGGTTGTCTATGATCCTCAACGTAGAGTTCCACTGGGATACCTTCTATGGATATATTGTAGTCACGTTTATATAGTAGACGTTTAGTATCAAATAGTTCGGCTGCTGTTCGATCGCAGTCAACAGTATCGTAGTCTGCAATAAGATGTAGATCTATATCGCTGTGTTTAGTATAGTTATAATTAGCGTTACCGCCTGCAATCACTATATCCAGTACTTTAAAGGGTATTTTCACAAAGTCTCTAAAGTCTTCAGCGATACGTAGTAGGGCGCCGCGGACGTTGCTTTTCATACGATTGTGTTCCCAAATCTTAGGGTTCAAAACTGTATTATATTCGATCGGATCAGAAAACTCATTAAAGTTCATAGTATAATATTTATGCGGTAAATATCAAGTTATGGCAAAGAAAAAATATCAAGGGCAGTTACTTGCAGCAAATCCCAATAATCCAATTGACGAGTTGTCCAGATCTGTGATTTTAATAATATCGCATACTCCCGGAGTTTCTGTGGGATTACAATTAAACCATCCTATAGAGGGTATGACCATACAATCAGTGGCATCTGATTTGGGATTATGGTGGCCCGGTGATGATCCGTTATTATTTGGTGGTGGAGCCAATAACAACAAGATACATGTCATACATAGTAATGATTGGGCGGGGCTGACAACAATAAAGATCAATGATGAGATATCTGTGACCAATGATCTCAGTATACTAGCAGCATTAAACCGTGGTGAAGGTCCTGCACATTACCGGGCCTGTGCGGGATATTGGATCTGGGTAAAGGGTCAATTGGACAAGCAATTAGAAGCAGGTCCTAGCAGTACAGTGGAGCACAGATGGGAAGTTGTGCCTGCCACATTTGACAATATATTCAATTGTGATTATCAAGATCATTGGATCAGCACCTTAGAAGAAAGTGCCAGGACCCAAGTCTCTATGTGGTTAAGTTAATCTCTAAACAAGTTTTCAACCACTGTAAATGATCGACGATGTCCCACGTGATATTGATGATATCTAGGGCTAACGTAGAGATCGACAATATCGGTAGGTACATCTGCAAATTTGTCGGCATAGTCATTATGTATAAAGAAAGCATTAGCGCCGTTATGTGAATTACAGCAGACCAATCGATAGTTATATTTTTCAAATAATTTTGCAAAGCTAGTTATTGATGCTCCAAAGTAATCAGTACCGTCCCAGTTATGATTGGGATTATAATCAATTTGGAATTCTACAGGTGGAGGAAACTTCCCGTTGTATTCTAATATAAACAATTTAGGATTGACATTTTCTTTAAGTATAGCCTCAGCAAAGTAAATGTCATTGCCATCCAAGTCCAGTGAAACCACATCAACAGTTGAAGTGCCTAAAAAAGTTCTTGCGGTGGCTATATGAGTCGGGATGGTATTCAAATCAATCCATTTTTTTTGGAACAGTAATCTTTTACAGGGTTTATAATTCCAAGCAAGATCTTGTCCGCCGATCCAGGAACCTTTCCAGCCTAGTGCGGCCAAGATAAGGGTATTATTCTCCATACCGTCACCGGGACCAAATTCTAAGTAAGTACCGTTTTGTAGAATATTAATTCTACGCAGTATTTCTAGTGTAATGCCATCTTCATTAGTTTGACTAAAGCAGTGTTGTGCCCGTCGATTCAATGGGTTAATGTTTGTTGCTTGATCTTGTTTTACGATAGTATCTAAAACTAGATCTCTCAGTGATGAAAAAAGTTCAATCATATCAGTCCTTTTCTGGGTTAAGTGAGTTAATCATATCTCGGATCATTGGTCCGCTGGTATTATATTTTGCTGGGCCTGCTTTGTCTATGCTCCAACCTTCTGCCGGAGTAGGGCGTTCCCAACCTGATGAGTTTTTATTATTTTCTGTAGAAGTACTAACCACACTAGTTCTCTTAAAGCCTTGCACCATATTGCTGCTGCTTTGGGCACGTTGTTGGCTAAAGCTAGATTCTTCTTCTTCGCCCAGGTCGCTAATACGCAAGGTATCCATATTAAATTCTAGATCAACCTTTTGTCCAACGCCGCTTGAGCTTCGTGTTTTCATAAATTGTATTTGATAACGTCCACGTTCTTTCATGGCACGACTAGTAAAGATACCAATAACATTATCAGCGGTCATAATCTTACTCAATCCACCACTAATATGACTGTGATCAAATTCGATTTCTTCAACTGCTGAGCGATTCAATTGACTAGCAGTAACAGTAATACATTGAGTTTCCATAGCTAGATTTCGAATCTCTTCTGACACATATTTGTCTTTTACGAACAGATCGCTGGGCGATACCTTCACTGATAAAGGCATCATCAAATCGAGGTAATCTATTAAAATTACGTCAGGTTTTATGCCTTTTTTGACCTGATATTCCTTCAAATAGGCTCTAATATCGTTACAATTTTTACCTGAGGGCATATACTTGATCTGTATACTTCCCGCCTTTTTTCCCAGCATTCTAACCTTCAATTCCACGTCGTCGATGCTTTTAAAGATCTCACGAGTTGCAATACCTGTGGTCATAGAATCCAATCTCATCGACACCAAATTCTCAGCCAACTCAAATGTTAGATACAATACATTAAGTCCTTGTAGTGCCCAGTTCACACCCAAGTTGGCAAGGAATAAACTCTTACCGCCACCCGAACCTGCGCAGAAAATGTTGAGTTCACCGCGATTAAAACCGCCATACAATTTCTTATCAATGCTAGGCCAGCCTGTGGATATTTGTCCATTACCGTCTTTGAGTGCAGTAAGTCGAGCTCTAGGATCTTCAAAGTAATCTGTGCCCATATCCTTGTTCAGTGATATCTGTATAGCATCTTTAATCAGTTTCTCTACTGGTCCATAATCACCTGCTTCAAGCAAATCGCTAGATTCGATAATAGCACGTTCAAGGGCTTTATGTCGACTAAAGTTTTCAAATTCATCCATCAGCCATTCATAGTTCTCTTTGGGCAATACTGCTGGATTGAAGTCCGTTTTACAACTAGCGTTAACAATATTAGCCTCTGGCATGACTTTATATTCGTCAACATATTTGTTAATAAACTCTGCGGTATCCTGTAGTCTTTGATCAAAGTTTTTATGATCAAAGATGTTATGACACCTTACAAAAGTTTCTGCATCTGAAAGGAACATCTCCAGATACAATTTCTGTATATCAAAACTGTAATTGGGTTTAGTTTTTTGTTCGCGTTTATTCATTTAGGCCTTCTAATTTTTTCTTCAGTAATTGTATTTTTATCTCGTTGCTAACTCTATAGTGTAAGATTGTGGTTAATGTATATAGACGTCCATATTTCTCCACTGCTTGGGCCACATCTTTAATATCATCTTCCCAAGGTGGTAAGCTCACACTCCAATTATTATCTATAGCTGCTTTGAGCATTTTAGCGCCAGGGCGATCTCTATCAGGTACCACAATAACTTCTTTGCCCAATGTTTTAATTCTAGCGCATTGAGTTTCATTTGGTTCGTTATGCATTATGGCCACACCATCTATCGCTATGGCATCAAACTGTCCTTCTACTACTATAACATAAGATCGTTCATAGGACTGAGCATCTAGGTTAAACACATATCCAGGTTGTGCATCAGTAAGATATTTTGGTTTACCAGGTTTAATTTTTCTTCCTGTATAGCCCACCACTTTAGTATTATGATAGAATGGTAATATGACTCGATCTCTAAAACCGGGGGCAGCACTCCAATGCCAGTTATACCAATCCCAGCCCATTTTACGTTCATTGACCACATAGTCTATGACTGCCAGTAGTTCTGGATCTTGACAACCTTCGGCTATCCAAGTATTGATAGGTAAACAATCTTCGGGCAACTGTGTTTCTTTAAGTTCAAAGGTTAGAGTTCGTTTAGTTACAGGTTGATCATCTTTGAGTTTAAGTACTATCAGTCCAAGTTTACCTATATCAGTATCGCTCATACCCAGCCATCTAAATAATGACCTAGTATTATTGCTCAATAGTTTACCCGGACTCCAACCTGCTTTAAAGTTACAATTGAAGCAATGATAAGTGAAGCCACCTGTGGCTGTATTCATTATACCACCACGTTGCCTATCATCGGGTTTTTCTCCTCTATGATGGCAACAAACGCCGTTAAAACTTGTCCACCCACTAGGAGTAGCTTTTCGTTTAGATGGTAGTAGTGCTAACAGGGCATCCTGTATCTCGTTCATCTATACAGTTTAACTTCTGTAGAGAACTTTGTCAAATGATCCGAAGAAATTAGGATTGTCATTATTAGATTCTGCAGGTGCTGTTGCAGGCACATACATTATTCTAACATAGGAAAAGATTCCATTAAAGTTTAGATAATCAATTCCGGTAAAACCATTATAAGTTTTTGTAGAGATGGTCACATAATTTCCAAAGCTAGCCGGAGTGTTGTCCAATGTAGCTTGTATGTATACTGTGCCTTTGAAGTTGGTCATATACATAGCCATGGTATGCAAAGCATTATTGCTATTATATTCTGGGTAAGCATAGATGTTGCCGCTCTTATGTTCATATTTGTAAGTAGCAGCATTATAGTTTTTCAGGAATGAAACAACCTCTTGGCTAGGTTGTAGGACTGGATTAACATCGTTGCTAACAAAAAGTGTACCAGCCATACCGTAATAGGTATTAACATAAGTCGGAGTGAATGTTCCGTCTGTATCTCTTAGTTTAACGCTGTATTGATAGCTAGTTCTAGTCAAATCAACTGTATCACTTTCGTTGAGGGTTAGTAAAGCAAGTCCTCTAGTGGAAGTATTAGTTTCCAATACTTCTAATTGTTTTTCTAATACCAATCTTTGATTAGTTGTATCAAACATAGAGAATACAAAAGTTTGACTATCTGAAATACTAACTCTTTTTTGGTCGCTGTTCTTAAATTGAACGCGAACTTGGTTCTTGATACCCTTTTGAATTTTTAGATCGCGTTGATACATAACTTGATTACTTTCCTTGACAGTGGCATCCAAATCTAGTATTACATCGAGTGTATTAGAGTATAAATAGATTGGTAAATTTTGCATATAAGTATTTATTCATTAAGATGTCCGATCACAGTACCTTTCAAGAAAACTATCCTTTCATATCCTGCGTAAAATCTAACGATAAAGAATATGTTGGAATTGTGATCAATTTTGATGATTACGTGGCCAGCATATATGATATATCTGTAATCAGATCCGATGACGAGAAGCGTATTTTTCTAGAAATGGGAGAAGTATGGTGGTGGGAAAGTAACAGAAAAATGCCCATAAACATTTTCCTAAAAAAAGAAATGCAAGTGTTTAGGTATTCTATTAAAACGTTCAATAGTAAAGATGCTGAGATATTATTTGGACCCACAGTCAATCTCAGTGAAATTGCAGAAAAAAGAATCAAACGTAAATCAATTCAATTAGTCAGAACTCCTAGGAGTATCCATAACTAACACCTTCGCAGATAAGATTCATCTGTACCACGATAACCATAGCATAACTATGTGCATGGCTTTTCTTAAAGAAGTATTCATCCCCGTCAGGTTTTGTCCAAACTTCTTTGTTCACAACATTCCAATCTTGTCCAATCAAATATCGTTTTGCTGGACGTATCATTGCTAGTACCGCAGCCAATTCTGCAATACTTTTAGGTTTCATTTGACGTAGAATATTTCCGTGTCCATTAACTTGAAACAACATTGAAGTAAATTCGTCTTGTTCTAAAAGTTCCCACAGTGGTTCTGTGTTCAACAATTTGATTAGATGTTCTTCATCTCTAACTCCTTGATAAGCTGACACGTTCAAGAAATCAATTTTAAAATATCCGCGTTCTTCTGCAAGTTTATAATCAATACTAGCAGTATTAGTCAATGGATTATATGGAATAGATTGGCAATACACACCTGTATTGTGTTTCTTAAAATTATTATTACCATCTTTAATAGCCGCAGGTATATGTTTGATTACATCAAGAATTTGTTGTCTATCTAAAAAGTCAATATCTATGTCCATTATATTCCTTCTGTAACTTCTATCCAAGTATGATCGCCTAACCATTTTACTGCGGCAATATATTCATATTATTCTCTATCAACCCTAGCATCCTCGTTTGCACGATAGCACATATACAATACACCTACAATATAACCAACTACAAATCCCCAGAAAAAGTTCATAGTTCTCCGCTTTCTGCTAATTTTAACATTAGACTATAATGTTCGTAAGCCTTCTTTACTGCTGGATATTTGTTCTTAATATACTTTTCTTTTTCTTTTAATTCAGTCATATGCTCAAACATTCTATAATGACCACGCTGGTGTAAGTTATTAAAAACTTCTGCTTCAAGATCTGCGATACGTTCTAATTCACTCTCTGCAATTTCCACTGTTAGTAATCTTTCAGTTTCAAAATTCATAGCATTCATTGCTGTTAATTCGTTATAGTCAGCAGGGTTGTTAAAATATTTCACATGCATACGTGTCATTTTATGGGCACGTTTGTTATCA